TAGGCGGTAACGTAATTAGATACGATCAGCCTGCGCAAGATACTTCCCGTACATTGCCTGATTTCCTGATGAACTTGCCTACGAAGATTCGCGATCAGGCGCTAGGCATATACGAAGTAGGTATGAACCAATTAGGTTTTGTGGTTGGTAACGTGGCTGCAGCGGGTTACGGCGCAGGACAGACTTGGTATAACCTTGCTACCGGTGAACCTGTTGATCCAGCTAAGATCAACGAAATTTCTAACGAAATTGCAAAACGCCTGTCGTACACGCCACAAACAGAGGCAGGGCAGGTTCTTGCTCAAGCAATCCCTGAAGCCATAAATAGTGCAATGGGCTCAGGTATGGGATTACCACCCGTCACTAACTTGGCTGCACTACCCACTGTTGGAACAATACCAAAGCCGAATTTAGGATTGTTAGACGGTGATATTAGCAACGCAATTGCTAATGCTCAACGCGGTATCACGATGGAAGGACCAAAAAGTTTTGGTACGACTGTTGGTGAAACGATTGGCGGCTTATTTCCAAAAATAGACTCTACGGTTGCCGCAATACCCGAGACGGGCGCTTTAGGCACCGCAACCACGCCAAGGATTGGTTACTCACCTACTGAGGCTCGCGCAAACCCGCTCACGCCAGAGAGATTTGAATCTTTGCGGCAAGTGTTTATCGAGCCTGATTATGAGATCAACCCACGTTACCCAACAACACCTAGCGTCGCTACGCAGCTCGCGCCCGAGTCTCGCGGTGCGTTGCCCACGACGTTTGCTGAAGCACCCACAATTAGACCAATTGACTTGGGTTCAAACCTTGACTCAAGCTCGTTGGCAGCTATCACTGAGCAAGCACGCGCTGTTGATCAAAACTTAAGTAGGCTTAACGAACCTCAAGTTCAAGCGCAGGTTAAAACATTTGTTGAAAATACCTACGCTGAGTTTGCGCAGGAAACGCCATCTGCGTTTACAGCAAAGTCGCTTGGCGACATTTACGGCATAGGCGGCACATCACAAGACGTTGTTGATGCAACTAGATCCGTGGTCAACAACCCTGCTGCTCCACCCGAGGTCATCCTAGAGCAGGTTGATAAAGCGACTGAAGATCTTAAAAATCTTGATGAGCAACTGCCCGCTAAGTTGGCAATGCTCAGCAACGCATCAAAGCTCGGCATCACGCCCGCTGAGGCGATTAAGCTAGGGTTGCTAAATAACAACGGTACAAAGACAGAGCTAGGCGAGAAAGTTTTGCCAGAACCTCAGCCTCAGCCACGGCCACAGCCACGGCCTCAACCTAAGCCGTACCCTGATCCTGTAGCGCCACTTACGCCTGTCAAGCCTGTCTTGCCGGTTAAGCCCCCGCTGCCGCCTACCCCGCCGCCACCAACCGTCTACCCACCACCGCCGATTATTAACCCACCAATTGACAGTCCACCGATTGACGTAATCCCACCGATTGACGTAGAACCACCAATCGACATCAATCCGCCCATTATCAACCCGCCACCGTTGGTACAGGCAGCGATCACGCCGCCCAAGGCTGCGCCTAAGCTCTCGGCACCGGGCGCTGCGATGGCACCCTCGTACATGTACGCAGGCGCTCAGGGCTCGGGTCCGGGGGCGCTGCCCGGTAACTTACAAAGTACATTCTTGCAAGGTGTGAACGTGAACGAATACAACCCATTTGAGAACTACAACGTGTATCAGCAGCTTGGCTCACCAGCGCCTATAAGAGCCGCAGAGGGCGGTAGCCCCTTGCAGCTTGCGCAGATGCAGCAGGGCATTTCGGGGCTAGATCCGCGTCTCTATGGCGTGTTGCAAAAACGCCAAGCACCTAACTATTTCACCTACGGCTCTGACACGTCTGGGGGCAATCCTACAACGTTTGCGGGTAGCCAGTTGATGGGTAAGCCCACGCCCGGCATCCCTGTCATCCCAACAGGTCAAAAGGCAGGCTCAGATTGGCTCTACCAAGGCTCGGGCACTAACCCGCTCGCTATGGCAGGCACAGGAATTGCAACCCTGCCCACAGGCACGATGGCTGAAGGTGGACAAGCCCACGGTGGCGAGGGCGAGCACATCCCAGAGTTCATTACGGGCGCAACTGGGCACTACGTCAGAGGTCGGGGCGACGGGCAGTCGGATGACATCCCCGCGATGCTCGCCGATGGTGAGTACGTGTTTGATGCCTCGACTGTTTCAACGCTTGGTAACGGCTCATCTGACGCAGGCGCTAAGCTGCTAGATGCGTTTCGCGAGTCACTAAGAGATCACACGAGATCAGCACCCGCTGATAAAATACCACCAAAAGCGTCGCCTCTTGAGTACATGAAAGAAGCGCTGCAAAACGTAAGAAGGAAATAATCATGGCTGGAAACGATGTCGGAATCGGTTCGTTCATGCAAAACCAGTTTAATCCGGTTGCAATGAATCCAAACGCGTCACCACTGACTGCCGCTGCGGCTACGCCCGCGCCTGCGGCTCCGGGTGCGACGTTTAACGCCGCAACGGGTCCGAACCTGACCGCTGCGCCGTCTAATTACGTGACCCCGCCTCAGTTGGGTACACCCTCTATGCCATCAAGCGGCTCGTTCACTCAGGGCGCAGCGCTGCCTAACATCACGACTACGCAGCAGCAGGCTACAGCGGCTCCTGCGTGGTACATGGACTACCTAAACAACTTAGCCGGCACGAGCACCCAAGCAGGTGCAAACGCTCAGTATATCGGTGCGCAGCCTCTGCAGCAGCAGGCGTTTAACCAGACGGCAGCAAACGTTGGCAACTACCAGCCAAACTTGGCTTCTGCAAACGCGCTCACGATGAACGCCGCAACAACGGGTGCGCCTGACTTAGCTCAGGGCTACATGAATCCGTACATCAGCAGCGTCGTGGATGAGGCGGGCCGCCTTGGTCTGCAAAATATTCGCAACACGATTTCACCCCAAGCGACAGCGGGTGCGGTGGGTAGCGGTCAGTTTGGCTCAACCCGCGGCGCTAACGTGCTTGGTCAGAACGTCACAAACGCACTGCAGAACTTGGGCGGTCAGCAGCAAGGTCTACTTGCAGCCGGTTACCAGAACGCGCTGACTACTGCGCAAGCTGATCTAGCGCGTCAACTAACTGGCGGTGCGCAGATGGGTGCGTTAGGCACCACGACGCAGAACTTGGGCATGGGCGACGTGAACGCGCTCAGCACGATGGGCGGTCAGCAGCAGCAGATGGCGCAGAACCAGCAACTGTTCCCGCTGCAGGTCGCGGCTCAGCAGGCAGCGCTCATGAAAGGTTTTACGATTCCAACGTCTGTGTCCTCGACCTATACAGGGCCGATACCGGGCGCGTACCAGACCTCGCCGCTCATGCAGCTTGGATCGTTGGGCACAGGCGTTGCTGGCTTGTTTCAGACGCCTTCAGGCGGTGGTAAAAACACTATTAGCAACATTGGCGATTGGCTGACTAATACATTTAAAAGCAGCCCAATAAACCCATCAAGTGGTAATTATGGGGATTTGCCGCAAACAGGCTCTGACAGTTATTTGGCCGGTTAAGTAAATATTTAAGGAATAAATCATGGCTCTCCCAACAGCAGCACTCCCAACCCTACCAACGGGCATAGGAGCGGCTAGTCCAGATATTCAGAAGCAGTACTCTGAGTCGGTTGACAAAGTCTTAGCCGCGCTTGAAAACAGGGGCAGCTCTATACCTTGGTTCAAGATCTCTGCAGCCTTGGCAGACCCCGGTCGCACGGGTAGCGCTGCTGAGGGCTTTGGTCGCGCAATGGGTGTGATCGGACAGCAACGCGAATTGGAAGAACAACAAGCCCTGCCAATCGCCCAGATGCGTGCGCAGTTGGTTGGCCAGAAGTACGAGATGGGTAAGGAGGCGCAAGCCCTTAACGCGTTTGCTAAGGTGCTCGGCACGACCCCGCAAGACATTCAGTCAGGCATCTCTCAGGCACGGAACAACCCCGCCATGATGCAGCGCCTGAACGCCGCGATGCCGTTGTTTTACGGTTCGCCCAAGATTACGGAACTAGCCAAGACCATGTTCGGCCAGTACAAGGACATGGCAAACACGCTGCTTGAAGAGTTCAAGGCGGGCATGACGCAGGCCGACTTGATTGCTAAGTATGGTCCTGAGATTGTTCCGATGATCCGTGGCATGGGTGGCATTCAACCGAGCGGGGCTGGGCAACCACGGGCAACCCCTGCAGGTGGCGGCACTGCCGAACCCGCACCCACAGGCAATGGCATGATGGGCGAAGCCCCTCCAAGAGAACCGGGGGAAGAGGCCGATTTTCACGGCACTGAAGAAACCAACAAGCCTGTAACAAGCGCAGCTCCTGCGGCTACTACTGGCACGGTCAGAACGGCCACCGAGGCTCTGGGTTCGCCTAAGATTGAGGCCGATCGCATCATTGCGCCAGACGGTGAGGTGTTGGCCGAGCGGGGTGCGAGTTCGCTTGCGGATTGGTCAAAGCTCAAAGAAAACACAATCGCTGAGTACAACAAGCGCAAGGCCGAGACCATTAAGTTTGAGCGTGATCAGATTTCAAACGCCAGCACACAGCGAGCAGAGAGTTTTGCGCCAAGAATCAAGGAGGTCGGCACGATCAACCCCGACGATATCATGCGCACTCAGGGTCTGTACGACTCGCTTGATAACCTCGTCAACAACGATCCCGACATGAAGAAGGCGCTCGGCCTGATGTTCAAGCAGGGTGCTGGTGCTGCGATGTATGAGCTCGCAAAGAACGGCTTCAAGATCAATAACTTTGGTATCGGTGTCGATGCCTACCCCGCGTTTGTAAAGCAATTGTCGGAGCCAAAGCAAGAGAAGCTGCGCCAGATGGACATGATTTTATCCACCATCTTTGTGCAGAAGGCCAAGGACGGCAAGTCGGCTTTCGGCCCGGCCATCAGTAACTTTGACGTGCTCACGCAGAAAGAGCAGATGGCATCGATTCGCGACACGGCCAAGATCATCAACAGCTGGTTGGCTCAGGAGCGCGCGTTGGCCGACCAGAGGCTTGAAATTGCCGGCGCGTTTGGCGACTACGTGACGTCCACCGAGGGCACGAACAAGAAGCCGTACCAGTTCTTTACCTCGCAGGAGTACAAGGATATTGCCAAGAAGTACGGCCAGCTTTATCGTGACCTAGCAATCACCACATACGGAGCGCCCAAATAATGGCCGACGAAAAAAAGTCCCCCTACGAGGAGGCCGCCGAGCGCCTGCGCGGCATGGGCGGCCACTACGCGACCCACGTTGACCGCATGGAGGAGTCGTTCAAGGAACCCACCACCGGATCCGACATCGACGCCAACTTGGTGCCCGCAGGCATTGGTGCTGCTGTGGGTGCCCCTGTGGCGGCCTACAGGGCGCTTCGACCAACACCAGCACCCACGGCCTCTGTTGCTGATATCGCACGCACTGTGGCCGCTGAGGGCGCGCCGGGTGCCGCGTCAGCCGCAGGCGTTCCACCAAGAGCTACGGGTCGCGGTGCAGCGGTCATCAACTACGCAAACCAAGTGACCCCTGCGATTACTAACCTCGAGGCATCAAGGGCAGGCAACTACGGCGCAGTCTGGGATGAGGCTCGCAGGGCGCAGGCGCTTGCTGGCCAGACACGGGGCTTCGTGCCCGGCGAGAACCTGATGCTGCCGCGTGAAATTCAAGAGCAGCAGGCGGCGCGTCAGGCGGTTGAAGCACGCAGGGCTGCCCAACCTTCCGCAAGTCAGGCTATCAGAAACATCGTAAGCGGTGCTGGCGACATTCTTGCAAGAAGCAAGGTGATGCCTATTGTGGGTGGCGCGGCGTCGGGCTACGACATCGCGAGCGCGCTTGACGAGTACAACCAAGGCGACTACGGCAACGCCGCCATCTCGGGCTTGGGCGGCTTGGGTGGCCTCATGATGATGTCGCGCAACCCGATGCGCATCGGCGCCGGTGCGTTGATGCAGGCACCTGCACTCGCTCGCGCGGGCTACAGGTACCTAACGAGGCCTAAGGAGTAGGCTGCTTCTGCGTGATCCGTGCCTGCTCCCACGCCTCCAGCCAGATGCTGTACGGGTCGTCGAGCATGCCTAGCGCCTTGGCGTCCTTAAGCAGTTTGATCCAGTCGTCATAAGCGGTTTTGCATTCATCGTTCAAGGTATTTCTCCAGTTTGGTAAATTTATCAGCGCTTGGTTCGTACTTGCCCAAGAACCACGCGTACACCGCGGTGCGTGACACCTCTAGGTGATCGGCAATATCCACGATGCTCACGTCAAGCTCGATGGCCTTCATGGCCAAGCGTGTGAAGGGCGTGAAGGGCGTGTCGTTGATCTGCTTGATCAGTGATAGCGAGTAGCCGGCCACTACGAGCTCCCCTGCTCGTCGATCATCTTTTGCGCCATCTCGTTGGCCAAGTGCGGGATTAAATCCCAAGGCACCTTGGCGGCCGTTATGAGGGCCTGCATCGCCATGCCGGCGTACAGTTTGAACAGCTCGTCGTCATTCATCGTGATTCCAAAAAATAATAGGGGTGTCTTCACCGTGGTAACCGCCCTCGATGTTGAAGTCGCAGTACTCGCGTGCCTCACCCTGCGGCATGTCTCGCATGAGCAGCTTGATGATCTTCTCGCCGTCGTAGACTGCCCGGGTGACACGGTTACCGTCCGGTTGCCAAACTTCGGCTGTGCCAACTAGGGCGCTTTCAAGCCCGTCAAATGTTTTCATCGCTCACCTCAATAAGTTTCTGTAGGTAGTGCTGCGCCTTCTTCAGGTCCTCAACGCCGCCCTTGTCCTTCCACCTACTAACGTACTTCACTACGTTGCCCTCTAGATAGCCCAAGTTGTTGGCGATGATGAAGTCCCACGGCTGTATGGCCTTGACTGCGTAGTGTGCGCCACCTACTTGTTGCGCGTTGGCGCGTATTGCTGCGCCTATTTGCGCAATACCTTTTAACTCTTGCTCGTTCAGTTCCATGTCGGACCCCTTAACCATGCCGCTGCTTCGTTAGCCTATCGCGGATCTGCGTTGCGAGCTGCTCGAGCGCCACGTCCAGCACCATCGGCACGTCCACACCATCAAGGCCCTTGCGCATCGCGTCAACAATCTTGGCGCATTCGTCGCGCTCGATTGAAATCGCGGTCTTGGTGGTGTTGATCGCGATCTGCATGATCTCGGCCCGGGCAATTGCAAGGGCGTTATCAAACTCTTCCTGCGTGAACAGCGTGGCACCTGTGCCGCGGGCAAAGAACTTCTTTTGAAAATCGGTTAGTTCTTTCATTTAAACCACCATTTAAAAAATAATATCAGTGCGCACCATGCGCCGTAAAACCACATCATCCATATTGGCAGGTCAGCGGGGATGTTCATCTTTCTTCCTCTGCTCTGTATACATTCCTGCACGATAGCCAATCTCGTACGCCTTGCGTAGCGTCATCATGCCCAGTTCGATTGCGTCACTCTCCGATATGAAATGCAACGCACTCTCTTGTGCTGCGCGGCGTATGCTGTCCTCGACCCGCTGCTGTTGAGCGCGTTCAATTGCGTCAAAGGCTTCGTCTTCTTCAGTCATAGTTTTTGTCCTTGCTTTGATCACTTGTATATGGTCAAACATTTTCTTACCAAGCTCGTAAAACTCTTTGTCCTTGTTATCTGGTGTCATTTTGTTTCCTTTAGTTTAGCGGGGTCTGTTGTGAATTCATTGCTTGTTGCCACCCAGTAGCCTTCTCTGTAACCCTCGTAATGAGCCAACCAAATACCTTGCATTTGCACGGGTGTTCTCTTTATAGCTATGCCTTCTTTCGCAACTTCAAGATAAAGA